CACAAGTTAATTTACTTGATTAGTCTGTTAGACGATTGGATCTGAAACGTGAATTAACATACCACACCATGGTTCCGCCTTAACGGCAAGCACAGTGTATTCGTTAATGTAGAATCGGATAGTGTCCGCTATCTTAGCCAATTCAGTGCGTCCAATGGGCATTAAGTCCACCATTTGTACGCCCTGCTCATCATGTCTCAAGAAGTAAACGGTCGAAACCGCATTACCTTGAGGACCTGACGAACCAGTTGTGTCAATTGGGTAAGGAAGCGCTGCATTGCAGAAGAAGTCACCAATCAACGGGATAGCACCCAAACCACCACTATACGAAGTGACATTGTCACCGGTCGTAATGTTGTTGCCTGAGTTATCTAGGTTGATGTAGTAACGAGCTGCAGTCGAAACAACCTGGTTTACAACGTTCTGCAGACCGTATGAAAGGTAAATACCATCAATACGATTTGCACCCTGCAAACGGACAAGCTTAATTAGCTTGTCGAATGCTGGAATTGTAACGCCAGTTGCTGACAGTGCAGCACCTGCATTATCCGATACGTTCGTTACGAGTTGTACGTCGAAACCGTCAAAGGAGAAGCTATTAACAGCTGAACTGCCTTTGAAGATTGCCCACTCTTCGTTCTGGACCACTGCACGTAGTGAAGATTCAGCAACTTCAGCTTCGATGTCTGCGTATGAACGACCCGATGCTATCATCGGACCAGTGATTACGGCAGTAACACCAAGATACTTATAAGCAGCTGTCTTTTGTACGTACGCTGGATCAAGCTGTGGAGGAAGCTGACCATCGCCGTAGAATAACTGGACAAGTCCTGACGGACCTGATGCCAATGTGTCTAGACGAGTGCGCTGGTTCCACAAATGAGCCAAACCTTCTCCCTTACCACGAGTAACACGATCACGGAATGGAGTCAAACGATCGCTGAGTACAACGATAGCTTGTTCCAAGTCCTGTCGAGCCAACAACGAGGTTGGGATTGGGCCTGCGAACGATGTGTCGACGTTCTTCTCGAATGAATCCAAAGCCTTCTCTAATCGAGAAAGATCTGATATCATTTTATATATTTTGAAGAACATATCTACCATCTATAAGATCGTTCTCTCCTGAAAGCGTTGAGATTAACTCTAGCGATAGGAGCGATTGTCGATCGACCACGACGGTAATAGATCTAAGCGTGAAGCCGAGTTTTTACGACTTTACCTTTGTCAACTAACTTTAAAGAGATTAGTAGCTCTGTACTCCTTTGTCGTTTACTGAAGAATAATTTGCCTTGTAGACATCACCGAACTTAGCATTCTTGTCAACAACTGATTTCTGCACGAATGCATCATCAGATACCAACTTTAGCCGAGTGCCGTCTTTAGTCCAGGTTACTGGGTAACCACCGACCATTGACTTCTTAAGTCCTGGCAATCTCATCATTTCACGAATCTGCTTTTGAATCACAGGATCCTGCTTGACGAAATCAAGAATTGTCTGACGTAAGCCAGGAATTCTCTTGCCACCTTTTGACATTCGAGTTTCGGCACGATCAATAAATTGACCGATAGCCATTGAGTAGGCGTCGAGTGCTGGATGAGCTGAACGCTGAACTTCAGGAAGATTGTAGTCCTTCATTGAAGCCTCTTCCTCGGTTGAGGATTCGGTCATTGTCTCTTCCTTCTTGCCAACTTCCTGGGTCTCATGACCGGCTGTTGGTGTCTCAGTACCTAACTCAGCTTCCTTCTCTGCAGTCTCAGTCTTAGGCTCCTTTGTAGAAGTCTGGAACTGAGGAGGCATTTCCTTCTGAGCAGCTACCGGCTGGGCGGTTTCGGTCGTTGTACGATCATAAACCTCGGCTGGTGAACTTGGCTTTTCCTCCTTTTTGAAGCGTGCCGCCAATCTCTCGATCATCGACAACTTCGCAGACTTAACGGTGCGGGTCTGAGCTGGGTTTTCCTCCTTCACTTCAGTACCATTGTCCTGAACGTGGGCCTTTTGCTGGCCTGCAGGGATCTTATCTGTGCCTGGCTCCTTCTCACGCTGACCGTGTTCGTCGCTACCATTAGCGCCAGTCTTTTCAGCAACAACTTCTTGTGCCTTAACTGATCGCTCTTGGGCAGGATTTTCCTCCTTCTTGTCCTCAGGTAGGTGCTGATCGTCAGCTGATTCGTCGATAGCTGCCGGAGCATCCATCATACGAGTCTTGCCATCTGCATCGTCTTCTGTGAATTTGCGAAGAATATCTAAGATGCCGTCCTTGAATTCGTTAAAGTCCTTTTTTGTAATATAATCCATATTTTTATTTATATCATTATTATTGTTATCGACCTTTGTCCAAGCTTCCTTTGGAATCGATTTCTCGATCGCCATAAGGTAGTCAAACTTTGGATTCTCT